GAGGCGGATGCAGGGGACGGTTTCTAGTCCTAGCTGCTGCGCGGCCAGCACGCGGCCATGCCCGGCGATGATGCCGTCTTCACCATCGATCAGCACGGGGTTGGTGAAGCCGAATTCGCGGATGCTGGCGGCAATCTGGGCGACCTGCGCCGGGCTGTGGGTGCGGGCGTTGCGGGCGTAGGGAACGAGGCGGGCTACGGGCAGGGGTTCCAAGCGGGGATGGGGGGCTGATGGTTTTTTCATGGGGTCTTGGTTTTGTTGAGGATGGCGTAGACGGCGGAGCGCGAGAGGCCATAGCGGTTGACCACCCAGCGGATGCCGTGTTTGTCGAAGTCTGCGCGGATTGCGGCATTGCGGGCAGCGCGGTCGGTAGCGGGCAGTGCGGGGATATAGAGGATTTCGCCTGGATATTCGCGCGAAAGCCCGTCGCAGATGGTTTCGGCGAAGCTGCGGGCAAGGCTGTCGGTCAGGCCGGTGTCACGGCAGATGATGGCGGCGATGACTTGGACGAGGTTGGCTTGGGTGGGTTGCGGTGTCACAGGTGTTTGCTCCATGCGGGTTTGGCAATGGGGACGTGCGCGGGGCTGGCCGGACGCGCGGGCGCGGGCGAAATGCGCGGAGCGGCCATGCTTGCTGGGTCGATTCCGGAGAGCCGGGCGGCAGCCAGTGCATAGACGAGGCAGTCAAGCGCTTCGTTGCGCGGGCGAGTCTGCTGCCATTCCTGCACGCGGCGGCCCGCGCGCATTCTGCTAACCAGTTTTTCGGCGGCGAGTTGGGCAAAGTATTCGTCGTCGAATGCCGGGCTGACGGGAAAATGGATGTAGCCCGCGCAGGGGCTGGCGAGCTTCAGGCGGCTGTAGATGATGAGCTTGCCCTGGTCGACGCCGAGCGGCTCGACGGCCACGCCGCGTTTGTTGCGCACGCGCAGGCGCTGGCGGCGACGGCGTTCGTCTTCGATGAGGGGTCGTCCCAGCCCTGAAACGCCCTTGATGGCGGTGCACCAGCGACGCGATTTGACGAATTCGTAGACCAGGGTGGTGTTGTAGCCCGCGTCGATGGCGGCATGGCGAACGTGGACGGCGGTGAGCGCGTCATGCAAGTCGTTCCACACGTCGGGCTGGGCGGTGTCACCCGGCAGGATGAGATGGTCGAGCAGCCAGAGCTCTTCGCCTGCGCCAACATGGACGATGCTCGCCTCGATGCGGTCGCGCTGGATGTCCACACCGGCCACGACGAAGCCGGACGGCAGGCGTTCAGGGTAGGTTTCGCGGCGCGCGATGAGGGCGATGTCTTCGATGCTGTCGCCTTCGTCGCGCCAGGGTTCGCCCAGCCGCTCGTTGACGAAAGCCTGTAGTTCGGCGGTGTTGTGCTGTACGTCGAGCCATTTCTGCGCGAGCCATTTCCAGTCGCGCCCGAGGCCTGGGGCGGCGTACAGGCTGTTGATGTGGTAGCCGCGCACGGCGGTGACCTGCGGTCGTTCGGCGACCCAGCGGCCGCGCGCCAGCATGTCGGGCTTCTCCGTTTCGTCGATGCTGGCATGGCAGTGGGCGCATTCGTACCAGACGGTTTCGACGCGGCGCAGGCGCTCAGATTCGGGCACGCCTGCCTGACCTTCGATTTCCACTGCGCGCCATTTGAGATGACCCCAGACAAGCGGCTGATACTCCCCGCAGTGCGGACAGGGAACGTGGTAGCGGCGGCGGTCGCTCTTGGCGTATTCGGCGGCAATGCGGCTGCTGTGTTCGAGCTTGGGTGTGGAAACGAGGAAGGTCTTGGCGCGCGAGAAGGTTGTCTGACGGCCTTCGATGAGGGTCATCGGGTCGCCGGAGCCGGGAATTTCCTCGGGAAATTCGTCGATTTCGTCGCAGGCGATGTAGGGGAACGGGTCGGAGCGCAGGTCGGTGGAGACGTTGGCACCGGCCTTGACGATCTTGGCGCCGACGCCGTATTCGAGGATGTCTTCGCTATTGCGGCGGGCGCGCTCGCCGGTTTCGACCAGTTCGCGCAGGACTTCGGTTTCCGCGATGGCGCGCGACAGGCGCGGGTTGAATTTCTGGTTGCGGTAGTCCTTGGTCGGTACCACCACCAGCACGTCCTTGTTGTGCAGGTGGTGCATGATGTAGCCGAGCCAGTTGTAGAGCACTTCGGTCGCGCCCACCTGCACGGACTTGATGAACACGACGCGGGAGACAGGCGAGTGTTCGGACAGCGCGTCCATGATTTCGCGGAGATACGGGGTTTTTGCCGTTTCCCACGGGCCGGGCGAGTTTGTGCCGCTGACCAGTGTGCGGTTGCGGTCTGCCCACTGGCTGACGGAGAGCAGCCCGCGCGGAGCCATGGCGCGCTGGAGCTTGTGCCCGAAGCCGTGGGCGCTCTGTGCAACGCTGGCGCAGGCCTCGCCCACTTCGCGCAGCCAGGCCTGGCTGGTTTCGCTGAGCAGGTAGTGAATGCGGGTTTCGTTGCTTTCTCCGGCCACGGCTTCGGCCAGTGTGCCAGCCAGTCCGGCCAGCCCGGCGCGGATGACGTGGCGGCAGGCGAGCCCGTCTTGCAGCAGCGCGGCCATGTCAAGCGTCTGGGCGAGTTCGTGTTCGTATTCTCGCTTGGCGCGGGCAGCACGCAGGGCGTCGCGTTCGGTCTGGAGGTCAGCGAGCGTGGGCATGGCGGTTTCTCATGATGGAGAACAGGCGTTGCATTTCGGCCTGGAGCGCGGCACGCCGCGCCTGTACGGGCGGCCTGGCCAGGTAATCACGGCGGGCTTCGAGCGGCCAGCCAAGGAGATGCCGGGCTTCGCATTCCAGCCGCCAGGCCTGGGTGTGGGTGGGCATCGGTTCGACGCCGGCACGGGCGGCGCAGGCTTCGCAGCGGCAGGCATGGGCGCGGTTCATGCGGCTTCGCTCCGGGGCGCGCTGCGCAAGCGGCGCAGGCGGCGCAGGTGGTTGACGAATTCGCGCTCGATGGCGCGGCGGATGCGCGCGGTCTGATCGGCGAGGATGGCGGCGCGGCGCGCAGGGTCGTGTGTGACGGCAAGCCGTGGCGCGGTCTGGTCGATGAGCCGTTCGATGGCCGCGCGCAGGCTGTTGCCCAGCGCGCCGGCGGCATCGAGCGCGGCCGTGCGGGGGATGCGCTTGCCCGTGGCCAGCGCCAGCGCCAGCTTGAGGGTCTGGTTTTCGTAGGCGATGAGCGCGGTCTTGTAGCGCAGGCGGCCGCCGCCGTGTTCGCCCGGCTCGCCGGGTTCATTGATCCCACCGACCGGGGCCGGATCTTGCACGGGCTGTTTCGGCAATTCTGGCGCGTTTTTTTTGCCGCTCTGGTAGTTGGATATACCCGAGGTCGATTTTTTGCCATGGCGGCCTTTCTCGCGCGTTTTGCGGGCATGGAATTCGGCCATGTCCGGGCGGATTTTGCCGACCCCGAGTTCTGTCAGCCTGGCGAGGCTGGCTTCCACGTCGATCTTGCCTGCGTCCATGACGATCTTGCCGGCCTGGTGGTAACGGGTGATCGTCGAGGCCGCCAGCACACGCCCAAACAAGGCAACGACTTCGGCGCTGCGCGCGAATTCGCGGATGCCCATGCGGCGGCTCATGGCCGGTCTCCACAAGGGGTTGCCGGAGGCTGGACACCCCAAAGCGCGGCCATGTCCAAGGGGGTGTCCAGATTTTTTCTTTTAATATCAATCGTTTTTTTGATGTTGGACAGGGCGGACAGGGGTGCTGCGCGCGCAGGCGTGCGGGCGGGCGGGCGCGCATGGGCGCGTGTGTGTGCGCGCGCGCCCGTGAGGCGTAGGGGTGTCCACCCTGTCCAACTGGCTGAAAACCCAATAACGGCGCGGGTTTCGGCTGGGCACCCCACCATGTCCAAAGGGGTGTCCACCCTGTCCAAAAATGGGCGAGTTTGTGCAATGCGCATCAGTTGCCACCCCCTCGGTACGCAGCAAGCGCCTGCGCGAACTGGTCGAGCACATCAGCGAGCCACTTGGCGCGCGAAACCGCCAGCCCTGGATCGGGGTCTTTCAATGCCCCGGTGGCGTAGACGATGGTGAGCTTGCGGCTGAGGTACCCGTCAGTGATGTTTTCGCGACGCCGTTCGACGCCGGCACGCTTGCCGACAAACGCCATGAGCGAGTGCAGCGCCACCGGGCGACCGATGCCGGTTTTCGCAGCCCAGGCGCGATAGGCGTCGTAGAGCAGCTCGCTGCTCACCGGCACCAGCGGCAGCGGAATCACCTGGCTCACCCACCCTTCCCAGAAACGCTCGCGCGAATCGAGGTTGAGGTCGATCAGATCCTGCTTGGCCTGGGTCATGGGCGGCCAGGTGGATTCGTTGAAATCGCCCAGCGGCAGGCGTCTGAGGTAGTGATAGAGCGCCTGCCATGCCCCCGCGCGGCGCTCGGCGTGTACGCGATCCCAAAGGTCTTTCATGACGCGAAATGCGTCTGGATCACGCTCGGGATCAGGCACCGGCGGCGTCCAGATAACCAGGTGCCGCCGGTCGCCCCGGTCTAGCGCCTGCGGGTTGATTTCGTTGGAGAGAAAAACGAAATTGCAGCAGTTGCGCTCCCAGCGTTCGTCCTTGTTTTTAGCCTCAACCACCCAGCGGCGCTCGGTGATCATGTGTTTGATGTGGCCCTTGACGTGGTAGAGGTCTTCGCGGCTGGCCACGACTTCATTGCCAATCGCAAAGAGTTTTTTCGAAAACAGCGCGTTGAAGCGTTTTTCTAGCTGGGATGGGCCGAATTCGACGGCGTGTTCGAGCCCGTAGATTTCGAGCATCACGTCAAAAAACGTGTTTTTCCCAGCGCCCTGCCCGCCGTGCATGAGGATGCACGATTGCATTTTCGCGCCAGGATGCTGGATTGGGTACGCGAGCCAGCGCACGATCCAGTTGAACACGATTCGCGCCATGCCGGTTTCGTGCGCGCACAGGTGGCGCAGCAGCGTGAGCAGCTCGGTGCAGCCTGGCGGTTCATCCAGCCATGGCTCGGCGGCATACTCGAATTCATCCGGCGGCGCAGGAATTTCCTGCCAGCCTCCCCATAGGTTGTACACCACACCCGGATCGCGTTCGGTCGGGTCGAAATCGACCTGATCGAGTGAGACCTCAGGCTTGAGCTTCCATTCCGGATGCGTGGTAACGATGTCGAATGCGCCGCGCGGCATCCGGTTGGCAATCGACTGGCGCTTGACCACGACGCGCGCGACGTGATCGAAATACACCACGTCATCCTCAGTCCACACCGGCGAGAACCGCTGCACAACCTCATCCGGCGTGAGCATGGAGCAGCGCGCGCCGCCATCCCCGCCCCCCTGTGTCGTTACCGCCCGCACAGACGACGGCGCCCGCCACCCGAGTTCGTCAAGCGTGCGATTGATCTGGTTTGCCAGCACGATGGGCAGACCAGTCATCACCGCGAGGTCGTTGTAGTCAGTGAGCTTTTTTCCCGCGCGGCGATCCTGCCCGGTTTCGGGGTCGGTGAAATCGGGTTTCGTCCACGCGCTGTCGGAGAGATGCGCGCAGGCTTTCGCGGCCTCAGCGCAGCCTGGATTGCCATCGGTGAGATAGTCATCATCCGCGCAGAACAGCAGCCGCACGCGCTTGTACAGATGGCGAATCTCGCCGCCCGCCTTGAGCAGGTTGTTGGCCGAGAACGCATAGGCTACCGGCAGGCCTGTCGCCTCGTGCAGGCTGGCCGCCGTGGCAAACCCCTCGCACACCAGCAGCACGCCGTTTCCCGCGATGCCTCCGAGCAGCCCGAACGACCCGCCCATCGCCATGCCGGACGGCCAAAACTCTTTCGCCGCCTTGCCCGCCCGGCGGTGCCCCTTGGGGTAGACGAATTGCAACCCCACGATCTGCCCGCGTGCATCGTGCATCGGAACCACCAGCGCGCCATCCGCCTGATCGAGCCGCCATCGGTTCGAATCATCGAGTCCGTCTATCTGGATCGACGCGCCATCCATCAGCACGCGCGTGCCATGCGGCTGGATGCGCTTGCGGGTCAGGTATTCGTGCTCGGTCGCGGGGGCGCAGCGTGCCCAGACCATGCCAGCCCAGGTTGCCGCCCGCTTTGATTCGGCCTTGCGCTCTTCTGCATTTTTGCGGGCAAGTTCTTTCTGCGCGGCGCGTATGGCCTGAATCTCGTCCACGCTCAAGGATTCGCCGCTGCTGTCACGCCTGGGCAACTCGATTCGCGTGTAGCCCTCATCGTTGCCATGCCAGACGCCGAAT